GAAAAGCTGAAAAAACAGGAGGCAACACGGTATGAAGCGTGAATTCAACTCGAAAGAACTCTCGCTGGAAGCTTCTAAGCGCATAGTGCCAGAACCGTCTGGGTGGCAATGTGAGCTATTCGGGGCACACTCGAACATTGTTTGGACGCCTGTAAAGGGCGATGTCCCGAATTTTTTCTGGCGATGGATGCAATATTTGTGTTTCGGGAACAAATGGAAAAAGATAAGGAAGGCAAAGGCTTGACAAATTGCCGGGGGTTTGGTATGGATCAAAAGGAGAAATATGCTATGGACGATCTGTTTGACATAGACATTGCCGAATTCGAGGGCATCGATGACACAATAGACGACCTCGATTTTGGGTTTGAGACCGAGCAACAGCGATATATCAACCCCGGCAAAAAGAACATCAAACACAAAAAAGTAAAATATCGCAACGCCATGGAACTTGCACAAAAGATTGGCAATATCCAACGAGACGACAGGTATTTTGTTTTTCTGGACGGGCTATTTGTTTTCGGAGATTTCCTGGAAGCATGGATCATTAAAAACCAGTACAACGTTCTTGAGATGACAATATCCACACTTTCCTTGTCCCAAAATAACGTGGACAGCCTGCGGACCCTTATCGAAAAAGACTATCTCCAAAATCTGAATATCATCGTTTCAGACTATTTTTTCAGCCACGAGCGCAGACAGATTGTTCCTTACATGTATCACGAGCTGGACATTGATAATAAATTTCAACTTGCAGTCGCCAGGGTTCACACCAAAGTTTGCCTTATCAAAACAGAATGCGGGCGAGAGATAATTATTCACGGGTCAGCAAACCTGAGAACATCCGGTAATGTGGAGCAGATTGTCATTGAAGCTGATGCGGACCTGTATGAATTCAACTACGATTGGCACCATGAAATCATTGAAAAATACAAGACGATCAACAAATCCGTGGGAAGAGAGACGTTATGGCATCTGGGTCGGAAAAATGGGCAAAACACAACGCAGCCAAAGGGTATGACGGGACATCAAAGTTCACAAAAGCAGATTGGGAAGCAAACTTCGGACCTTCGCCTGCATCAACACGACGAAGATCAACACCAACCAGATCATCAAGATCACAGATCGATATCCCGTTCTAAGGCATGGTAATCAATGGCTAAAGAGAAAAAAGTTGCACCTAAAAAAAGATCCGGGAGGAAAAAGCAAAAAGGCCGGGGATATTTGACTATATCCCAGATCGAAACTGCACTCCGGGCGACAGGTGGCTTTGTTTCATACGCAGCCAAAAAATTGAACTGCACACACCAAAACGTCAGAAAGAGAATTGACGCATCACCTTATCTTCAGCAGGTTCAAGATTCCATTCACGAGCAATATCTTGATTTGACAGAGCATTCACTTATCAAGCAGATTAAGGAAGAGAACCTGGGAGCAATCATTTTTTACCTGAAGTGCCAGGGCAAAAAGCGCGGGTATATCGAAAAACCATCTGATGCAGAGCCGCCTAAAGAACAGGCACAGCCGGTCAAAGTGGTAATCGAGGTCAAAGATGGTAGCAAGCGCTAATCTACCGCAGGGCCGGTTTCTTGCGATGGAGCAAAAATATAGATTATTTTGTGCTGGATTCGGAACCGGAAAGACATGGGTGGGCTGCCTTTCAGCGGGCATCCACTTTCTGGAACATCCTGGGGTCAATCAAGGGTATTTTGCGCCGACCTACGGACATATAAGGGACATTTACTTTCCTACCATCGAAGAGGCTGTTTTTGACCTGGGGCTATCTGTTGACATCAAAGAGGGCAACAAAGAGGTCCATTTCTACACTGGAAAGGCATATCGGGGGACAGTCATTTGCAGGTCCATGGACAAGCCTCAAAACATCATCGGTTTTTCCATCGGCCACGGCATGATTGATGAGATCGACCTGTTATCGACCGACAAGGCTACCCACGCATGGCGCAAGATCATCGCCAGGATGCGCAGAAAACAACCGGGGGTGAAAAACGGAGTTGACGTGACCACGACGCCGGAGGGGTTCAAGTTTGCGTATCAAACCTTTGTTCAGGCGCTGAACGAAAAGCCGGAGCTAAGGGACAACTATGGATTGATCCAGGCCAGTACGTATGACAACGAGTCCAACCTGCCTGATGACTACATATCATCGCTAATCGAGGCATATCCAGCAGAGCTGATAGACGCATATCTCCACGGTCGGTTTGTCAACCTGACAAGCGGGACTGTTTACCGCAACTATGACCGGAAGGTCCACGATAGCAAAGAGACAATCCAGGAAAAGGAAAATCTTTTTATCGGTCTTGATTTCAACGTCCAGCACATGGCCGCTGCCATTGCCGTTCAGAGGTCCGACGGATACCATTTTGTCGCCGAGTTCAAAGACGTGTTCGACACACCGGATATGATAACACTGATCAAAGAACGGTATCAGGACAAGGGCCACAAAATCATTGTTTATCCGGATGCGTCCGGGGGTAGCAGAAAATCTGTTGACGCTTCGAGTTCAGACCTTGCGCTTTTGCAGCAGGCCAAGTTCAGCGTCAGAGCCAGGTCAAAGAATCCGGCAGTCAAAGACAGGGTGTTGTCTGTCAATAAAGCATTTGAAACCATGAATTTGTTTGTAAATGCAAAAACCTGTCCTACCATCGCAAGCTGTCTTGAGCAACAGGCATATGGGTCTAATGGAGAGCCGGACAAAACCAGCGGGCACGACCACCTTAATGACGCCCTGGGATATTTTGTATCATACGAAATGCCTGTGATAAAACCGCAAGCAACCATCCACCGAGTAAGGGCCAACTAATGCAAAAAGTATTCGAACGAAGCGGCAACTTTCAAGAAGCCACAGACCGCGGGGAGCTGGTCAGGGATCTGTTAGGCGGCACACCTGCCATGATCGCAGCCGGGGAGACGTATCTGCCGAAACAAAGTGCTGAACATCCTGACGACTACCAGATCCGGTTAAGAGGGGGGTATTTGTTCAACGGGTACAAGCGGACCCGGAATTATCTCGTCGGGCTGGTGTTTTCGGAGCCGGTCAAGATCGGCGAAGACTCACCCAATAAAGCCGAATTCGAAGACATGGAGTATGATGTCGACCAGCAGGGCAACAATCTTCGCACATGGGCGCAGACCTTTTTCGAAACCGGGGTTGATGACGGATTGGTGGCGGTCCTGGTTGACTTCCCGCAGGTCCAGACCCGCACTGAAAACGGCAGACTTGAGTTCTGGGACGAAGAAAACGAGATATGGAGGGCAAAGACGGCAGCAGTTGACGCCGAAAAGGGTTGGCGACCGTTCTTTGTCTTGATCAACCAGGCTAATATCCTGGGGGTCAGGTTTGTGTATGAAAACGGCAAACGGATACTGGACCAGATCCGGATATTCGAAACCGTCGTTGACCAGCAGGGCGATTTTGATAATGAAGATATCGAGATCGAACAGGTCCGGGTGTTGCGCAGGGGATCATGGCATATTTACCGAAAGGACGAAAAAGATAATGTGTATCTCCACTCAGAAGGCGAAACCAGCCTTGATGAAATCCCGATAGCCTTTTTCAAACCCGGTGAACCGATTGGTAACGCTGCGGCGCCGGCCCTGGAAGACCTGGCGCAATTGAATAAGCGGCACTGGCAGTCCACTTGTGACCAGGTCAGTCTTATGTCATTTGTTCGCCGGCCACCGTGGTTCGGGAAGCTCCTGACCGATTCTGACGGTACCGTGGAGTTCGGACCCGGCAGGCTGATCCATGCGGTTGACAGCGGGGCCGACCTGAAAAGCGTATCGGTCAACCCTGAGGCCGTCGATAAGGGCAAGGATGAGTTGCTGACCCTTGAGGAAAAGATGGCGTTGTACGGACTTGTGACGCTTCAGCCAAATTACAATTCAGGCAGCAAGACCGCGTATCAGTCTCAGCAGGAAACCACAGAATCAACCAGCCTCCTGAAATCCTGGGCGCTTGGATGCAAGGATGCCCTGGACAATGCCTTTAGGTTTGCCGGCATGTGGATGGGCCTGGAAGGCGGCCAGGAGCCGAGAATAGACATAAACACGGAATTCAACCCGGCCGCCGGCATGGAACCTGCCATGATGATGAAGGCTATCGAGACGGGGGTTCTGTCCCGTGAACAAGTACATCAAGAACTAAAGCGTCGCGGGTTAATCGGCGAAAACTGGGACTGGCAGGATGTGAAAGCGATGATCGAGGATGATTCCAGGTTTGGGGGACCGGCAGGAGCATTGACGGGGCTTGCTGATCAGTTCCCAGCCGCGCCAGGTACTCCAGCACTAGCACCGGCTGGCCAGTAGGCTGAAACGGAAATTCGGTATTTGACCTTTCAAGGACATATTTGAGTAATGGTTTCATCAAAGCAGGATAATGCCGGGAATAAAAATAATCAATAATTAGCGAGGGCAAAATGAAAATTGAATGTGTTCAAAAAGTGGGCGAGGTGCAAAAAAGCAGGCTTTACGACTTTGATTCTGAAAAAGAAGCCGATGTGAAACTGGTAAAAGACCTTTTAGAAAACGATGAGAAGGCAGTTTTTGATGAAGAGCCGATGGTAGATATTTTAAACGCAGGCGGCGAATAAAAGAAAGCGAGGCTAAGCAATGGCTTCAGGTTTGCCACCCTCAGAGCTCATTGATCTGTATCAAACAAGTAGGCAAATAATATGGCGGTATAATCTCGATAAAATGGAAGTATCAGCGCTTCGCACCGCCATGCGCTCAGCCGAAAAAGCAGTGGAACAGATACTCTCGAATCCTACCAAAAGGCTCAAACGGTGGGAGCAACTAAGGCGGCAAGATCTTAT